ATTTATAGACATAGTTTTCTTCTCCTTTGCTTTAGCATTTCTACGAGTCTTCTTGGATGCAGTTTTAAGAGCAGAAACTGTTTCAGCTTCCTGGTCCTCTTCAGGGTCAAGAATATCGGAAGTATCAATATTAGTTGCAGGCTCTTCTTCCTCTTCTTCCCCTCCCTCACCAATTGCTTCTTCAACAACGGCAAGGACTTCTTCAGCAGAACCAATTACTTCCTCAATTGTTTGAGAAAACTCTTCGTTGGTCTCAAGTTCATCACCAATAGACTCAACAATTTCTGCCGCCCCAATAACTTCTTGAAGAATTTCTGCTACTACTTCAAGTTCAGCTTCATCAGTAGCTTCAACTGTAGTAGCAACTTCCTCAGGTGTCATAGTAATTAGCTCCTCTACCAAAACCTCTTCACCTTCATTTGTCTTAAAGGTTCTACCCTTAAAGAAGTTTGTGGTAAGATTATTAGTTGTTACCTTCTTGGTTTTTGTGTTCGTAGCAAAAGCTTTTCTCTTGTCAGCAGGTAGCATACTTAAGAGAGCACTTTCGGAGCAGTTCAACAATGTGCTCTTGTCTTTTCTACCGAATTTGCCTTTAGAGTTGGCAATTACGTCTCGAACAATCATTTCTTTTTTGTTCAATGTCTCTTCCTCCTTTTGAACTGTTTTATTAATATATTGCTGAACCGGTTCAACCTCCTGCAAAGTATCACCGAGTACAACCTCACCATTTTCACCAAAAGTATACTCAATTGCATACATCTTTGATGCTGTTATTACTTCACCATCTTCAAACATTGGCCTTGTAGAAAAGATAGCGAAGTCTTTATTTAGCTCATCATCATGGACTAAATCATTAACCCAATCAAAATCATCAAACTCTTCTTTTATCGCATTTGCCACTTGGCTTTGGATTGAATTTTTATTACTAAGGTTTGTCATTAACCTCTTTATCCATGATGTAAACTTATTAGCATTATTCCTTACACCAGCTCCATCTTCCCAGCTACAGGCACCAACTTCTTGTGGAAGCAATGCAAGGTGGTCAGGCAAGATATCACGTTGTACACCATTATACTCAACCCCATTAAATTCTCCTTTTTTGTTTAGCCTATCATTTACAATGTAACCAGTAGAAACTTCAAGGTGGTCTGAGTTTTCAATCATCTCCAAAGCTTGTTTAGTGTCTTTATTCTTACGTTTGGCTTTAGAAATATCAATCCATAACTCACCTCTTAATTTAGTAGATTTGCTATCATACTCTACATTGTAAACTTTACCAACTTCATACTTAGGAATTATTTTAGGGTCATTTGCTATTACTTCATTACCATTCTCATCTTCTGGGTGGTAAACAACAACAGGTCTACCATTCCAACCAGGTGCACTTTTTTCGATTTCCTCTGCAGGGAGGAACTCTCCATTTAGCACTTGTTCTTTTACCATGACAACTGGAGCTACTAAGTACTCAACTCCATCCAATGTTTCTTTTCTGGTTTTAAGCTTTTCCTTGTTTATTGCTACAGGACTAATTACATGATGAATAAACTCACCCCCTTTAAATCCAAGATTGTTTGCAAATCTACCTTTATACTCTATATGATTATATTTCATCTTTACAGGAGCAAATAGCTCATGCTCTAACCCCCTCCCAATCAAATTAGGTTTAACACATATTATATCTATAATAGCTTTTGAAGCATTAGTTCTTATCTTGGAATACCCAAGTATATTGCCTAAACTATCTTCAAGTACAGAGTATTGACGAATATGTTTTTGAATATCAACAGGGGCTCTAATATTATTTGTAACAAGTTTGTTTCTTATGTTTAAAGCAAATATCTTGTCTATATCTCTTGCTCTTGCTTTCCTAACCTTCATCTTTTGAACCCCCTTTCCTTGCTCTATAAATATCAAGAGCTGAAAGGTTTTCAGTATCTACTGTATCATCTTCATTTGGTAAACTATCTATCTCATCATACATAAGCATATCCCCTTCTTCAGCAAATTGCTCATATTTAGTTTCGGGGATTTCTGCATCAAGGCCAACAGAAGTTCTTACCTCTTCAACAGTTATTACATCAAATGTATTTCCAAATGGAGTTGCTGCTTTTACAGTGTCAACCATAAGTTTTGCATTTGTAAGCTTCTCAGTTTGTGTTTGTGAAAATAGTTCAGGCCACTTAATATAATAATCTCCGCCCTCTGGCATTGGAATAAAACCAAACTCTACTAATCTATCTATAAGAGGACGAATTATTGTTTCTTCAGCATGGCCATTCCTACGTGATGTTATATATGAAAAGAAAGTATCTTGGTCTGTTGAGCCAGCATAAACACCATTCTCAGTACCAAGTAATATTCTTTCAGGAACACTAGAAGCACCAGCAATAAGCTTAATTAACACTTCAAAGTTTCCTCTTGGGTCAGCAACTGGTGAACTTAATGTTGTTACCTCTACTCCCTTAGTTTTCATAAACCTTTGAAGCTTATTTACATAATTCTCTATCTCTTCAGTCATTTGATTACGGCTATCATCATCAAGGGTATAGCCATCTTTTATATTAAATACAAGGCCTTGATAAGCACCTAACCAGAACATTTCTGCAGAACCACCAATAATCTTCAATAAGTCCTGCAAGTTATTAAACACACTTTCAAGCCTTGGCGTACCAAATACTTCACTATCAAGTAAATCTTCTGCTATATGAATAACTCTTGACCAATGTACTTGATGATTGATAGATGTTCCACCCTCACCAGATACTTGAATATTATACATTTTAGGAAGTCCATATCTTGGAGAAGTTTGATTTGTTTCCCACTGGTTTATTGATACCTGGTCTTCAGAGTATGGTTGCAAAAAGATTATTTCATCAATTGATGTACCCTTTGGCAACTCTTCTTTCAAATCATTAATACGACTATCTTCACTTGCAACATTTGTTCCTATTACTAATATAGAAAACCTACCAATACAGTTTAAAATATCAGCTCTTTTAATAGTACGTAATATAGGAAGCTTTGCTTGTAAATTCCAAATTGCATCTTCAAATGCCGTATATTGCACCCCAACTGACTCTATCTCTGCCATCTCGTCATTAGCTCTCTTTATGCCATCTAAGTCAGCACTATTCATTGCTATTCTTTTCTTCTTAAGTACTTTAAGTTTATTTTGCTTTAATACTTCATTTTTAAGCTCCTTAAGAGTTGTCCCAGGCTTAATTGACTTAAGCTGGCCTGATGCATCGTCATCTACTATCAAAGGAAAGTCTTTCCAAGTAAAGTTGACAGTGGCATCAATAATACGCCTTGCAATATCTTGCCTCTTATATGCCCTATAAAAGTCATCATAAGAAAGCTCACGTTTATAACCAAATGTTTCATATACTGTATCTGTTTGATTTTGAGTTTTACCAAGAACTGCAGTTTTAATACTATTAACCACAAGATTTGCCAAGCTCAATCTTTCACGAAAGCCTCCTTGCTTTTCACTTGAGGTTGATGGGGCATCCATCGGCTTGACATTATTTACTTGTGGTTGTTTGTTTAGCTTCTTTTTTGACATCAACCTTCACCTCCATTTTATTACCATACACCTGCTTTTTGTTGAACCTTTGTGGTTGATAGCAAGTTGTCTGGTGAGCAAGCAATCATTAAAGCATCCGCTTTGTCAGGGCTTCTACCTAATATTTGCTTTATTTCATCTTTAGGTATTATTTGAATTTTACCTGATGAATTTATCTTATATTTAGTAGCCATTAGTTCTTCTATTAGTTCTTCATCATCTGGTAAACCAATAGCATCTGGATTTGCTGGGTCAAGTTGCTCTCTTAACGACCAATAAAGTTGTGCTCTTTTATTTATGAACTTTGTACGTTCTTCTTCAGTTATTCCACCTGGTGCTTCAGCCACATTAACCCTATGTGTAGGAATACCAAGTTCATCAAGTCTTCCTTCTACACCAGTACCAACACCAATAGTATCTACCTTTATATTATTACATTGATTGCTATTATATAGTTGAACCAAGTGTCCTACTAGCTGCATAATTGGCATCTTTGTAAAGCTATATGCTGGTAACACTTTCCTGCCCTTTTTTATAAATACTTGTGAGCTATCCCTACCAAATTCAGCTACATCACATCCAATAGAACTTATATCAGACAAAGTAGAAACAATCTCATTATTACGTTCAATTGCTGCTTCTACCCAAGCAAGTGGAATAAGTGTATCTGTACCAGCTTCATCAAATTGGCCTAATACTCTTGTTTTGTAGAGCATTGATTGTGGCCCCCAACGTTTATATTTATCTGCCACCCATAGTGGAGTTACTAGCTTAGGAAATGGTAGACGATTATTCTTTGCTGCCATCATTTCTTCCCATTCACCAGAAGCTATATGTTTTTCTTCTATACCGTAATACTTAAAATTTGGTGTATCAAAAGCACTTATAGAAATACGATTCCAGCCTGGTTCTTCAAATGCTTTCTTAAATGTACCAGTAATAGAAGTTGGATTGCCTATTATAAGAAGCTTTGCATTTAATGAAGTAAGTAAACCATCAATAGCAGTATATATTTGTTCAGTTACACCAGCAGCTTCATCAACTACAACAAGAATATTTTCTTCATGCAAGCCTTGAAATTTGTCACTATCAGATGTTGCTAAACCAAAAGCATACCATTGGTCTTTTACTATTTGTAAGTTTGGAGCTCCATCTTGTAGCTTACCACCAAGAGGAATACGTGCCATTCCATAGCTTTGCCTTATCTCTTTCCAGATGCCTTTTTCTACCTGCCTAAATGTTGGTGCCGTTGTTACTACTATAGAAGGTTTATATGTATAGAGAAATTGTAAAGCTATGTTACCACTAATGAAAGTTTTGCCTATACCATGGCAGCTTTTTATAGCTGTCTTGTTGTAATATTTACCACTTAAGTTCATTACTCTCTTTATAGCTTGTCGTTGCTTCGACCATGGCTTAATACCAATAATTTGCTTTGGGAAGAACATTGGGTCTGTCTGTAGATTATTATATATTTGTTGCATCTTATCCATGGTCTCACCTCCAATAAATACATTAAGCTAACAAGGCAGTTACTCTCCGCTTAGTGGATTTCGATGCTTTATTAGCTTAACGTTTATTTTTATATTTTATCGGCTTAACGCCTTTAACTTGTTTTTATAGCTCTTAACAATTAATTGAATATTGCTTCATACGTATCTATCTTTATATTACTTGGTTTAGCACCAACAGATACAAGCCTTTGTTTTGCTTCAATAGCTTGGCTTTCCGAATATATATGCAAACCATGCACTTTCTTTTTACCAAACTTTACTGTTAGTATATACCTATTAGATAAACTCTTTTCCATTGCTATTCGCTCCTTTTATAATTATTTTTACGTGGCCAATTAGTTACTATGTTGCTTTGCTTTTTAGCTGCCTA